AATTTATAGAGACTAACACAAAAATGTAACATTAAGAAAATTGGGTTACAAAAATGTAGCTTGATTCCGAAAGCAAAAAGGGATAGCATTGTTGCCAATGACAAAACCTAGAGTCTATAAATCCAGCGCAGAGCGTGTGGCAAAACACGTTGCAAAACATTCCTGCGTGGCGTGGCGAGAGTGCGCGGACCCTAGCCGGCGTGAACAACTAGAGCACTGTCCGGCTGATTGGATGCGGCACTATTTTCCGAATGTGTTTTATCGGCCGTTCGAGGATCCGCACTACGCAATTATTGAGGGAGCCACCACCGCAATTAAAAATGGTGAGCGTTTCGTCGTGGCGGCAGAACGCGGCATAGGCAAATCCGTCATTGAATGGTCATTGGTCATGCTGGATGTGTTGACGGGCACCAGTGTTTTTCCCGCGTATATTCCGTGGCAGGCGTCAGCGGTTAAACGCGCATTTCGGTTCTGGCGCAACGCGCTATGTTTTAACGCAGAATTGCTGGCTGATTATCCGGAATATTGCGCTCCGTTTACACACAGTCGCGGCGTGAGCCAGAGGTTGATGTCGACTTGGTGGGAGGGGGGTCCGCGTGACGGAGAGCCAACCGGCGCACAGTTGGCAATCTCTGATGGCATTATCGTATTGCCCGACAGTCGCGGGTGTATCGGTAGCGCAACAATTAACGGCAACCCGCGCGGCTTGAATCACCCGACAGCAGACGGGAAAGTTTTACGCCCTACGAGCGCAATTTTGGATGATGTTCAGGACCGAGATGTCGCTAAGTCTGAACGAATTATTGGGGATACAATACGTATCATAGACGGCGATGTGGCAGGGATGGGGGAAGCTGGCAAAAAACTGCCAATGTTAATGAGCGGCAACTGCATCGAAGACAATGATGTCATGGCTCACTATCTGTGTGCAACTAATTGGCAGGGAATCCGCGTGCCTTGCGTGCTGAGCTGGCCGGAGGGCTGGGAAGACGGAGACGGGCCCATAGCCCAGCTGTGGTTTGATTGGTACTCGCGGTACAAAAACAACCAGCCGCATAAAACATGGTATCGTAAACACAAAAAAATCTTAACAAAAGGATTTAAGCTATCGGCTCCGGGCGTGTTTGCGGGGAGTGATGATATGCCCGATTCGTTTTGCGGGGTCATTGAATCATATTATCGGATGGGCAAGGAATCTTTTCATGCGGAAAAACAGCAGAAGCCTCTAAAGCAGGGCGTCACGCTGTATAATCTAAAACCGCAAACCATATTAGATCGGGTTGACAAAACGCGACCCGCCGGTAAGGTGCCCGAATGGGCAATGCGGATTATTGCGGCAACGGATATTAACAGGAGCTATGCGTTATCCAGCGTGGTAGTCGCGTTTGGCCCCGACCAGAGGGCCGCTGTTTTGTGGTATGGGAAACATCCGATGGCGGCCACCGATGATATGACACCGGCAGAAATTAAACGGTTAGCAATGGAGGCACTTGCGGTTCACGGCAAGGAGCTTTCGGAGTTGTCGTGTCGACCAGAGCGATGGATCATTGACGGTGGCGGCACGCCTAAAGATTCAGTCAATGACTTTGCGGCGAATGCTCCGCGAATATGCGGCATACCGGCCATTGGCAGTTTTGGGCGTTCGAGCAAAAACTATAGGGTGAGTTGGGCACGCGGAAAAAAACGCAGGATCATACAGCATGAAGAGTCGCATGAGGTCCGAGAGCGTGTGGATAGAGGCTGGATTATCTGGAATGCAGACTACTGGCGAGAACAGGCACAACGGGGATGGACGGGCACGCTGGGGGCGCCGGGGTCATGCGATTTGCCGCGCGGGAATCATAGAGAGTTTGCAGAGCAAATCTGCAACGAGCAACTAACAGGAAAGGTCGAATTAAACGGGAGGTGGGTCTACGATTGGAAAACAACAGGGACACATGACTACGGCGATTGTATGGCTATGGCGTATGCTATGGCTGGCGCAACGGGAATCGGCACAGGCGGAAAAAGGGAAACAAAAAAAACAAAACGAAAAAACAAACGGAGGGTAAGGCATGTCAGCATCTAACACAAAAAAACCAAAACGCAAATACACGCAGGCTGCGCGGGTTGTTGATCCGGGCATTCCTTGTCCCCATTGTGGGCATTTATACAAGCACCGCGTAACTAACACATATCCCAACGGCAATCGTCGACGGCTTTGCGGTAAATGTCGAATGCCGTTTGTGACAATCGACAAGCGGTAAACACAAGGCAGAAACAACAATCAAGACCTAAAAACAAAACAAATTATACAAACTATAAAAACAACTACTTACCCCTATTGACTAGGTGAGTTTGTGTCGTATGCTGTTTGCATGGCACTAACTCTATCAACAATCGAAACTGCAATTGAAACGCTGCTTTCGGGCGGTCAATCCGTCACGGTGGACGGCATGACGTATACACGCGCTTCTCTGGGCGCGTTGATAACCATGCGTGATAAACTGAAACATGAGAGCGACCGCAGCACGCGGCCAACTTTTCGAGCGGTAAACCTAGATCATATGGGGTACTAATGAAGTTTGGGAAATTTTATTTTGGGTATAATGCCACCGTGGACAAAGGCCGCCGCCAAGCTCCCGCAACTCGGGTCCGGCACGAGGGCGACGTACTCACGCGGCACAAGCGGCAAAAGCTGCAAGCCACTGCTCAAGATCAAATGCGCAATCATGCGCTTGTCCCGTGGATGGTTCGCAAGCACCTTGATTATGTAAGCAAGTTTCATTTCTCATTTAGAACTGAGTTGCCGGCAGTTGACACACTAGTAAATCGGATTTTCCGCTGGCACGGTCAACCGGGAAACCTAGATTTTATGCGTCGCTTTGGTCGTGATGAACTTTTCCGCATGTATGAAATGGAGAAAGTTGTCAATGGTGACGCGGCCTTAATCAAACTACCCAACCTTAAACTACAGGCCATTGAATCGGATTTGATTGCAAAAGGTGTGGGTGCGCCCGAGAGCGTAAACGATTTTGGTCTGGTTGTCGATGATTGGGGGCGGACCGATCAATACGCAATCTGCCACCGGCGGCAGGGGCTTCATAACAACATCGAATTTGACCATTTAGAGCCGTATTACAACGTCATATTTGATGCGTACTGGACGCGGCTTTCCAGTCAATATCGCGGCGTGTCACCTCTGTCTGTAGCAATAAATACTGTTCAAGATATCCACGAATCTTTTGAGTACAACCTGCTTAAAGCCAAAATGCATGCGCTGTTCGGGATTGCGATAATGCGAGATTCAGATGGCACCGATGGCGATTTAGGCGGCGCAGGCGGGGCAACCGATGAGACGGATGGCGAGGATGCAAGCGCGGATGGTTCGAGCTTCGACCTGAATCCGCGAGCAATTAATATCCTTGACCTTAACCCCGGCGAAAAAACTGAGGTGCTCGAAAGCCGCACACCATCCAGCGAGTTTGTAGAGGGTTCGCACTTGTTTATACATATCGCTATGCTTGCGTTAGATATACCTGTAACCAGTTTTGACAGCCGCAAAAGCAGTTTCTCCGCTCGCATTGCTGACCTTAATGAGTACGAGGTGAGCGCGGATTACAAACGAACAAAAAATAAATACGTACGTCAGGCATATAGCGATTGGGTGATTGACACTATCTGGAATAATCCGCAGTCACCGTGGCCGCTTCGGAGGGTAGCAGAGCAAAACGGCATGAGCAAACGAGACGTGCAAGAGGCGTGCGAGTGGGTTCCCAGCGGCAGCCCGTGGCTTGACAAGCTCAAGCAGGTTCAGGGGGATCAACTATCAATAGATATCGGATTGGACAACTCAATCGATGCGGCCCGCAGGCGCGGCCAAAGCGTTTTTGCTAACATTGACAAGCAGAAGAAGGTTATTGAGTACGCTCGCAAACAAGGCGTGCCATTGTTGATGGGTAAGGCTGGTTCAAAAAGCATAGAAGAAATTGTTCAAGACGAGATCACAAAAACCAAGGAAAACGATGCTGGGGGTACAGATGACGACTAGAGACAAGATATTTACGATGCTGGGGATTAGCAAAAAACCATCTCCCGGTCCCGTTGTGGAGATGATCGAAACCGAGCAAACCAAACCTATAGACAACGAGGTGAGCGATGAGCGAAAAGACGAAGTTTAATAATATACCCGCATCTGCCTGCACGCTGGTAGTAGGGAAGTTTGCGTTAGGTGATAACGGAGAAAACGCAAAAAGCGCACCGATCAGGATGACGGCCAGAAGCGGAAAACCGATAGAGCATCCGTATTGGGGGCGCATCGTGCATGACCTGTCCGGCATGAAGCTGCACAAAAACAGAATACCAATAGATTATGTCCATGATCCAAAAGAGATTATTGGGTATCTCAATCATTTTGATTATTCAAGCGGCGACTTGGTTGCGTCTGGTGCGATCGTTCCGTGGAAACAGAACGACCGAGCAACCGAAGTGATGCACAAACAACGAGAAGGCGTGCCCTACGAGGCAAGTATCAATTTTGGCGGCGACGGAATCAAAGTTGAGGAAGTGCCAGAAGGTTTTGTCACGCAGGTAAACGGCTACGAGCTAGAAGGCCCCGCAGTTGTGGTTAGAGAATGGCCTTTGCGTGGCGTTGCAGTTTGTCCGTATGGTGCGGATATGCACACCGAAAGCAGTATGTTTTCGGCAAACAAAAAATATGCGGCATCGGTATTCACGACCGATACGCAAAAACACGAAGGAGAAAACATGTCAGATCAATTAGAGCAACAAGTCGCTGAGGAGCCGTTAGAGACTACGGAAACCGAAATGGACGCAGAACAAACAATCGAGGAAGTTGATGCACCCGAGGCCCAACCTGAGGCCGTAGAAGATGCTGAGACAGAACCCGAAAACGAGCCCGAGGAAGAACCTCAGGCTGAACCGCAGGCAGAGTTGAGCCGCACTGAGTTCATCGCGATTGTCGATGAGTTCGGCGCAGATATTGCTGCAACCGTTGTAAAAGAGGGTGGCAATTATCAGGCGGCGTTGAAGCTGGCTTACGATAACGCAAAAGCGAAGATTGCCGAATTGAAGGACGAGATAAAGTCCTTGTCGCAGTCTTCGGTAGGCAACCCTGCGCCGGTTGTCGCACAACACGAAAACAAAAAACCGTTATTCAAAACGGGTCAATAATAGGAGGTAAATAAAATGGCTGAATCATATAATACACTGGCAGGATTGGTACAAATCAACGATCGTAACCTCGCAGATATTAGCGTATCTGATTTGCTGGACAGCGCACCGCTGCTCAAGCAGATTTACACGCAGCCAGCGAGCAATGGCACGTTGCATAAATACCTGAAACAGACCACCGCTTCCAGCGCGGCGTTTCGTGATGCTCTGGACGGTACGAGCAAAACGGCTTCGGCTGACACGCTCGTTACCGTTACGCTGAAAATCTTGGATGCTACGTTCAACGCAGACGTTGCTTTGGCGCGTGGTTACAAGGACGGCGTCGACGCCTATCTGCAAAAGGAGCTTGTCCGCTCGTTGCGGCAGAGTTTTGCTGTAGCCGAAAAGCAGATATTCTACGGGACCGGCGCTGACTCAAAAGGGTTCACCGGAATCATCGACGGCACGGGGCATGACGCGCTGGCTGATACGATGGTGCTGAGCGCAGGCGGGAGCAATCCCAACACGCAAACGAGTTGCTTCCTGATGCGGCACGCCGAAGACGGTGCATCGTTTATCATCGGTGACGACGGTCAGTTCATCATGGACGAAGACCCGAGTGTCATCAGCGTAGACGGTTCTGCGTCTGGCACCTACCCCGCATACTACGTTCCTGTGACTGGCTGGGCTGGGTTCCAGATCGGCGGCGCGTATGATGTGGCCCGCATTGCCAACATCGAAACTAACGACCTGACGAGCACTAGCGCGTTTACGGACGATAACATTTACGCGGCTATCAGCGCATTCAAGAGCGACGGGCAGCCTAACGTTATCGTTATGAACCGCGACGCCATGCGGTTGCTGCGTCAGAGCCGCACTTCGGTTAATGCGACTGGTGCGCCTGCTCCGATGCCAACCGAAGTTGACGGTATTCCAATCATCGTTACGGATCAGATTATCTCGACGGAAGCAGTTGAATCCTAATCAATGGTAAAAACGCGGTGAGCTGGCAAACCCCAGCCACCGCTAAACCAGAGGAGATGAAATGAGAAAACTAAGCATTGTAACATTATTGGTTGTAGCGGTTGCAGCATTGCACGCGGCACAGGATACGAGCCTGACCGAGCGTGAAGTTCGTGACCCGAAGCAACTTGAAACGTGGCTTGAGTCTAACGCGAGCGACGCCCAAACACGTGTTGCTGCTATTGAGGCGGGAACTGCTACTGTTACGCTTGACACAGACAAAATCTGGGTTGGCAACGACAGCAGCAACCAGACTGCAATGGCTGTTCAGGGCGATGTAACGATCACGCAGGATGGTACTAACGTGACAGCGGCAATTGCTTCCGAGGTTGTAGTCAATGCGGACATTGCAACCAATGCGGCTATTGCGTCTAGCAAGTTGGCTTCTGATGTTGTGGCTACAGATACAACCAACCTACTGACGGAAGGATATTTCGACGTTGCCAACACGACTCAGCTTGTGTTTATCGCAAGCGGCGTAACCAATGTGATTGATAGCGATATAACTACACAATAAATGTCACCGCTCCCGCTCGTGGGGTTTTCTTCCTTTTGCCGCGAGTAGGGAGCTTTACCTAACAAAATTATGTATGTTGCATTTCAACCCGAAGACCGTAAAAAGTTTTTTGACGCGATACGCCGTTTGGAGAACGAGCTTGGCAGATCGCATAAGTCTGCATCGCGACAGGCGGCAAGACAGATTTTAAGTTCATTGGCAAAAATTACGAAGGTTGCGCCAACGCACCGAAAATACATAAAGCTCGGAAAATCAAGAACCGGCAAAACAACTAAGTTCAAAGTGATTACGAAACATACCAAGCATGGCGGTACTGCTCGCAGATGGTCAGCACAGGGGGCATGGAGGCGGCAGATCATTTACGCAAAAAACGTGCGAGAGTTGAAGAAACGACCGGCCATGATAATTGCTATGCGTGGAGTAGCGCAACAGAGTTGGAAACAAGCAGGTCGAAAAGGCAGGATCAATGTTGGGGTAGGCAAGGAAGAGACTGCGAAGCGGCGTGCTGGCATTATGAAAAAGGCTGCTCGCAGGTGGGTAGATTACAACGAGGTAAAGGGGCCGAATGGTATGGGTATCGCAATCTCAAACCGTATGCGGCACATTGAGGACGCGTTAATTGGTGGACGGACGGCGGTTTCCCAAACGATGGCAACCGCAGCCCGAGGGCTCAACAAAGCGGTCGAGCGAGAATTAAAAAGACGCGCAACGAGGGTTTGAAATGGCATTTGGCGACGATATACTGGATGCGGTAATTGGCGGCATACCGGAATTAACATGCGAGATAAAGCTGGCCGATAACACCCATATAAACGGCGTGTCTGCTGGCCTAGAGATTGTCCGCGATTACGACGACCGAGGTATTGCTGCTGGCATTACAGGCAACGTGCGGTACAAAGCGACTGAGGAAACGGGCGCGGCTGCGAGTGTTGGCGACCGTATCAGCGTTAAACTGTACGGCCAAACAGATTGGATATATGCCCGTGTAGCAGGGCGCATGGAGTTTTCAGGCAGCGTACGATTAGAACTAGAAGGCACAAACGAAAGGTGACGGATGAACATTGCAAAAACAACAGAGAGGGCTCTAGGGCTGGTTATATCTCAATATGCAACGACGGTTGCAGGGGTAAACATAAGGCCGTTTCAGTCGCTCTCAGAAGATCCGTTTCGGCCAACCGATGAGGCTGGCGGGTATAGATACTATCCGCTGATTGACATACGATGCAGCACGCCAAACGTAAACCCATCACAACATACTGAGTCTGTGCAGGCAGTCCTAACTGTGGCAACCAATGAGGATGATGACCAAGGCCATTTGCAACTATCGCAAATATACAGTGCTATCGAAACCGTGTTGCAGGCATTGTTTGACCAAATCAAAACGACTGACGGGGAAGAATTGACATTGTTTCGCTCGGTTTATACCGATGCACACGGTTCGGGGTTTTTGGTTTCGGGCATTACGTTTGCGGGCGGCGAGAGCCCGTACGACGACGAGGGGGTTGCGGTTATATCGCAATCTATAAACGTACACTACGCGAGGGGGTAACAATGGCAATTATTGCAAGGCCATACCAAAAAGATGAAAACAAAAAACAGGTTCCGGTGATTGAGATAAAACCAGCAGAGCCAGAACAAACAGAAGTAGAAAACGAACACACAAACGAGGAGGATGAGTAAATGGCATTTGGAACACAGACCGATCATTTTGATATTTTAACGCGATCCGATGGTTCGGCAGGAACGCTGAACGACTACCTAAAAATGGTGTCCAGCAGCAATTCTCCGGTTGCCCAAAACAACGCAGACGCAACTGATATTAACGGAGACTTGGATTCGACGTCATATTTCGGAAATTCGTCGGGTACATATTCCGAGGCATCAACCACGTTTGTGTTGTATACGGGCAGCATTGACCTGAACACGCTGGATTTAGGCGAGGTATCAACCGGGAAAAACATTACGTCGATCACGGTTGAAACGAGCAATACCGAAAGCGAGCATCCGACCATCACCGTGTCCGGTCATTTGGGTGCCAGCGAAATTACGGCACCGTCAGGATTAACAAACTTGTTTACGTTGCCGTCGATTACGGTTACGGCCAATTCGTTTGCGCAGCCGCTTGGGTTTACGGTTGATTCGGGTTTGCTGCAATCTTGCAGTTTTGAAGCATCGTGCAATATCGGCATGGCTAATGATGGTGCCGGAGAACCGGCGGCGTTTGGGTTATCTGGCGCAGAAGCGACGGTTTCTGCTGAGTTTGTCAATACGACCGTTGACCCCGCCTGGACGTTGTCGCTGTCCGGACTAACTGAGGTGCAGGCCCCGACAAACGACGAGCCACAGGCTGAGTGGGACACGTCGAGCGCGTCCGCTCGCGTGCTGATTGCGCGTAACTCGGTGTAAAAATGTCAATCCCAAATCACGCATACCTGAACGAATTAGCAGCCTGCAAGATTGCAGAGCTGGAGGCAGAGGGCGTGACCGTATCACATGCGGATGCGGTCATGCTTAATGCTATATGCTGGGCATTGCGTGGCGAGGGAATGCCGCAAAACATACGCTCTCGGGGGCGTCCGGTAGACGTGGGCGGCGTGCGCTTGTGGCCGTACACCATACAAGCCATATGCGCTGTGGAGGACATAGACACGTCGAATATGAGCGACGAAGATCAGCTATATGCGTTTGCATATATCCTAGCTCATGGCCGCGAACAAGGCGTGTTTGACAAACCGTTGTCAACCAAAAAAGTTCGACAATGGGCAAAGCGGCTTACATGCACACCGGAAGAATTGCAAACCGCAATTCAAGACGTAACACTTTCGGATAGCGACTTCGACACGGGTTTTGCAAAAAAAGAAAAGCAACCTATGATAAACATGATTGCCACCTTGCAACGCCTATTCGGACAAACCGCTGAGTATTGGGAGCGCGAAGTATCGTCTGGTTATGCGTCGTTGATTATCATGGATTATGCCGCTGAACAGGCGGGAAAGCAAGCGTCTGCAAAATCGGTCAAACTAACTCGGGCCATGCTGCATTGCATTGACCAAATCAGAGAGAAGGCAAACGATGGCACGGATTGATTTACAAATCGGCGTAAAAAACATCATGCAGGCGGGGCTTGCAAAATCCAAAAAAGCACTTGCTCGCTTCCGCAAATCAGCAGTTAAAACATTCAAACGGATCAGCGTTAGTGTTTTGGGGCTGGGCACAGCCGCTTTGGGCATGGGCGCAAAGTTTCTAAAAGCATTTTCCGCGCAGGATAAGGCGGTTAAAAATCTTGCCAGCGCATTTCGGGTAGCGGGTGAGAATGCCAATGCGCTAGTTCCGAAAATGAAGGCCCTTGCTTCTGAAATGCAAA